TGTAATCCATCATTAACTACTTCAACATCAGAAATTACTACATTTCCACCCACATTATTAGCACCATTAAGATCAGTTGTAAGACCTGTATTATTAATATACTTAACAGTATTTCCTGTTCCTGTTATAAAGTTACCTTGAACATTATCAAGAATTAACTGGGAAGTATTTGCAATCGAAACAACAGAGAGTCGAGCATTTAATCCCAATGAATTATTACCAATAGTTCCTATTCCTAGAACATCGCCTGGAACATATCCTGTACCACCAGAACCCACGACAAAAGAGGAAATAGTTGCAGCTACTGCTACTCCGTTAGTAATTGTAATGTCTGCCACAGCATCATTTCCAGCTGCCGTTACATTGGTAAGAGCAACCTGATCAAATTGATAAGTACCTGATATTGGAGTATATCCAATACCAGCATTAATAATATTTAAAGTGCCTGTTGCAATTCCTGCATTACCAACATATGTACCTGTTGCACTACTTCCATGTTGAAGAACCGTATTTCCAACAGTAAGATCAGTATCATTTAAAGTAGATCCAATTCCCACCTTAATCTTTCTTCCCGTCAAATTCAATGGATTAGATAAAAGATGAGCAATTTGATGATTTCCTTCTGTTAACTCAGGATTATATAATTCAAAAGATCCAGTTGTTACAAAATTCGCTCTATAAAGAGTAAATTTAAGATCTTCCCACTGACTTGGTTCCCATGTAGACGCATTCTGAGACTTAAATAAAGATCCTAAGAATGGTTGTTGAGAAACATTAGTTTGAGTTAATAAATCTGTTTCACCCACTCTTGAAATATAAGCCTGATACTTAGCAGAGTCTGAAAGAAGAACTATACAATATTCAATTCCACCTTCCAAATAGATAGGTGATTTAAATGTAAAGGTTGTGGCAATAGATGCATCATTAGAAATTGTAATATCTGCTGGAGATATAGAAACTTCAGAGAATGGAATAACCTTTTTAGTAGGAAGACCACCCTGCATTGTTCTTATCTCAAAGTAAACAGGTAAATCTTCATCATCCTTTGCAGCAAAGAAAATATCGCAACTGGTTAAGAAAATACCACTTGCATCTTCAACTCTAAATGATTGAGCTAAAGGATCTCTCCAAGGAATCTCCCAATCTTCTGTCCAAGTCTCACCCTCTACAATTTCACTACCTATAACATTACTTACTGTTCGTTCTTCACTAAGTGTTTCTGTTGAAATAATAGCATTTCTGACAGATACAATATCTTCTTGAACGGTATCCAAGATTCCAGTAGAAGAGAATGTTCTTTCTGCTCTGGACTGAGCATCATTAACATTATTCGCAGCATTATTAATTAAAGTAAATACCTTATCTCCAGTCTCAAAACGTGGATTATTGCTAATATTTGGATTAGGTATGAAAAGACTTCCAATAAGATTGGATCCAATATCTGATACCAACCTAACATTAGAAACTGTTGCCATAGCTCCACTAGTTTCTCCCACTAATATCATATCCTCTTCTACCCATCCCCAATATGATCCTTGAGGTTGATTTGCTAAAGAGAAAGTATCTACGTTTACTGTTGTTGAAGTAGTAGAATAACTAGCAGGTATGGTTCCATTTCCATATGGATTGGATCCATAAATTCGTGTAGGAGAATTATAAGGCCCTTCTAAGTGATTAGATTGTGCTACTCTGAATCTAATAGAAGCTTCCGCATCATCATTCGTAATTGGTAATACTCCTAAAGGTCTAGTTGTACCAGTAATTCTCTCACCTACTTGGAAAGTACCAGAAACCATAGAAATTTCTATTAATTTAGGTACACAATATTTGGTTACATCTATTCCATCTAAGAATGCATATTGTCTTGTAGAAGGTTTAACTCTATTAACAACAAATTGAACATTTCTTGATCTCATAAACGCAATCAACTCCCTACTTATTGATCGAGTTCCTTGTGAAGTTCTATCAAATTGTTCAGTAACAATAGCTCGTGTACCTGTTCTTCTTTGCTGTTCTGTTGCAGAAATCTCAAATGCTTCTCTTGCAGTTCTTGTCCATCTTTGGAATATGGTAGTGGAACTTCTTCCAGTTTCCTCAATACTTAAAGTAGGAGTGATATCCACTGCCTCTCTAGTTGTTCCTGACCATATTGTTTCCCATGAATTCCAAATAACAGATCCAAATCCATTTTGAGGATTTACACCAAATCTTCTTCCTAGATCTTCCACTTGTTGAGTAAAATCACCTTCTACATTAATAATATTTGCATCAAGTCTTTCTGTATCAACCCAGTTATCCGATGCAGGAGTAAGATTTATATTACCTCTCCAAAAACTCACTATAAATGGAGTTACACTCTCAGATCTTGTAGCTGAAACCTGTTTTAACCATTCAACTTCATTATAATTTAAACTTATAACATCTCCTGTCTTTTTAACATTTGTTCCTTGTGGTGCAGCAAACTCTAAATCTCTATTAGCACTTACATTTTCAACAGGGCCTAATTCAACGTCTACAGCAGTAGTATAATGATTAGGTCTTAATTCCTGCTTACTCCTATCAATACTATTTTTATATTCTACAAGAGTAGATTGTGTTAAAAATGAAGTAAAATTATCTACAAAGAATCCTGACTTAAATCTGTTTATACCCCCAGAATCAGGAAGAAATAGACTAGCAGTATTTGCTTCTAGTAAAGAAAGAGAAGTATAATATTCAAGAGATTTAATTCTATTTTCAAGTCCTTTAATATCAGACATCGTATATCTCTTATATTCTAAGAAATTTAAAGAGACATTTGACGTATCATAAAGATAAGGTGGTAGATACGCAGTAGCAATCTTTAATGCATCATCAACTGTAACAGGTTCTTGGGGTTGTTCAGAAGGTTCTCCATACTTAACTTGGAGTTTCCCATCTTTAGTAAGATAAATCGTATCTATCCTACCAAGATACCATGAAAAATCAGTGATTATAGTTTCGTCAGAAGCTAAAATATTTGCTGCTGAATTACCCGAAGCATCAAATGTTCTTCCATAGAATTCAAGAGGAGATCTTACACTGGTTGCAACAGTATAATCAGAAACTCTTGGTCTAATATCAATTAAATCCGTATTTCTATTACCATTTACTGATTGAATTTGAGTTGTATAATTAAAACTCGAATAAGAATCTACAGTTGTAATATCTCCATCATCAGTCGATTGATAATAACCATTAGCAAAATAAATTTTTATCTTTTTATTGGGTGCTTTTGTATCTGCTTTTCTATTAACAACTGAATAATTATAAAAATCTTCTTTTTGACCATTTTCATACTCAAAATTACCTGAAATATCTAAACTAGAAGCATCAATAGTCGTTACAACACCCTCAATTTGAGATTCTTCAAATACAACTGTTTCACCCTCTTTGAAATTAATTTCATTTTGAGGTAAGAAGGTGATTTGAGAATTAGTTACTGATTCTGCAACATAAGCACAAGCATTACTAGTTTTTCCTTTAACTTTTTCACCTATAACTAAATCAGCAGTTTTTCCTGTAGGTCCAGTTAATGATGAAAGAGTCAATGTCGGAGCAGAAGGATCCGAAGTATTCGCAGACTCATAAACTTTATAAACCGTTATAACATCTGCAACATTTAAAGAAATATCTTCATCTTGAACTCTGGTTCCATATGGATAATTTCCATAAGTCAATCCATCATTGGCAGTTAAAGTAGTAATACCAGATGCATCATTAGTAGATTTATCAACTAATAAAGTATTAACTCTATTTCTATATTTTATTTTAACCTTGGGTTTAAGTTTCTTTATTGTAGTAATAAGAACGGCCTCATCATCTCCTCCTAAACCATAAATTTGAAGAGAGGTAGATGCAGTATCTATTTGAACTTTATCACTAGTTAAAACTTCGGTAGTTCCATCACTTCTTATTAAGGAATATCTTGAAGCAGTAAAAGGTAAAAATGTTTCATTAGTAGATGTTTCAACAGCAGATGAAAGTTGACCATCTACAATATTAACATTCTGAGTTTTTCTAATAGTTAAAGATGCGTCAGTTAAATCTACATTAGAAATATTATCTTTAGGAAGTTTAGTATAGAAAGAAACATCAGATGCTTTCTGGAGATCAGTTCCAACCACAGCAAGATCAGAAACCTGAGTTACAGAATTAGGTAATAAACCATCTGCTACTCCCGTAACCGTAGTAACTCCTGTAACAACAACATGAGTTGTACCCACACTAACAACAGAAGCAAGCACGGGATCAACTGTATTAGTACCACTAAATCTAATTAAGTTTCCAGTCTTTATTTGTCCTGGAAAATTAGGACTTGTACTTCTTACAGTGCTGATAGCACCACTTGTAGAGTTCCATACAAATTGACTGATGGTTCCTACACCAATTGAAGTGATTGGTGTCAAAATTGTGTCTGCAGAGAATGTTTGTGCAGCACCCACTGTATTCATGTCAGGCCCGTTTGTATTACCAAAAACGGACTTTATATCGGAAATACCGTAATTAGTTACTGCAACCGCAACTCTTGTATTTTCTACGCCATCTATAATGAAATTTTCATTCTTTATAAAATCACCCTGTACATCGTAAACAGTTACGGCAACACCCGCAGAAACAGGAGATTTTATAAATGCAGTTGCTCCACTATATTTTCCTTTAATATGACTTGGAACTGATAATGTAATGTTCTCATTTAAAGTTATCTCTGTAACTGTTTGAATATCATATAAAGTAACATCCCATTCATTAATATTTTCATTAGCTCTATCATAAGATCCTGACTCTAAATCAAAATCATATACTCGTGCTAATCCTATTTCTTTACCTGCAGGAAGAGTAGCAGCAGTTCCTACTCTTGTATCTCTTAAACTTAAAACATAAGTATTACCAATACCTATTTGCGGAGTTCCATATACCTTATTTAATTTTAAAGTTGCACCAGTATTATAATTTATACCTTGATCTTCTAAAGATTTAGTTGTTCTTGGTTTAGAAACATCTAGATAATTAGAAGTTCTAGTTTCTATATCATATCCTTTTACGAATGCTCTACCTGGTGATACCTTATATAATGCTAAATCGTCTGAAGGAACCTGTCCTCCAGCAGTTAATTGATTTGCATTATAAACACCATTATTTCCTTGATAATTATTTAAAGAGTTTTTTACATCAATACCAAATGGATGAACATAATAATCCCCTGATTCTGCATAAGTTCTTCTTGCTAATTCATCATTGAGTAGATTATATTGTCCTGAATTGGGTTTAGACCTCAACACACCATTTTCTACAGTTGCTAACTCAACAAAATTATTATCATCAAAATCATCTAATTCTTTTTTAATCAAAGAAGTAGTAATCTTTAATCTATCTGCTCCTGGAGCAGCAAAATTATTAAATCCTCCCGCATTATCATTCAAGGAAGGATCCATATCCGAATTAATTATCTCTTCATCAATAAAAAGTCCAATTCGATAACTAGGGGTATTAGAATATTCATCTAAAAGAAGTGTATGCTTTTTAACTTCTACGAAATTACCTTTAGCAAAATAAATTCCATCAGCAATAGAAAAAGAAGATCCTACAGAAGACGCATTAGTAACTAAAGTACTTGCAAATGCTTCACCTGCTGCAATAGTGGTCCCTCCTGAAATTATATCTGCACTAGCTGATAACAATTCATTATCCTGAAAAATAGATGAAAGGTTATTAGTAGTATCTGATCCCAAATATCTCAAATAAAGAGTAGGAGTTCCTCTTTCTGAATTTTTTGCAAGAACACATTTTTCCGCAACAGCTGTTATACCTGAAGATAATCCCGTAATTTTTAATCCTACTAACTGCCCCAAATAATTAGATACAGGAGATCCTAAAAAACTCTGTTCAAGTTCTATAGCATAATATTGATTATTATACGTAGTATTACCTGGAACAACTTTTGCACCTTCTTTAAAAAAGTGTTGACCAAATTGTTCAATCTGATTTTGTAAAATCGATTGAAGATTATTTAATTCCCTTGCTTGAACTGGCGTTCCAGGTTTGAATAATACTTTATAATAGTCATTATTTGCATTAAAATCGTCAAAATAAGGTGCGACGTTTAGATTAGTTTCCTGAGACATAATTCTTTAGAATTGCAAAATGACTTTGATATCTTCTTTTTGGTTTGTTGATCTAGTGATCGACGGTCTATTATCAACGTAAATAATATCTCCAGAATATTTTTTAACTTCTGGATTGGCCACACCTGCGGTAAATGACTGACCAAGATAATAAGTCCTACTATTTATTACAGTAGAAACACCTGTAAATGATGTACTAATTGATAATGAAGTTGATCCACCAGTAATGGTAAATGATCCACCACTTTTAATATTTGCGGTAAATCTATTCATCTGAAATCCATAAGTAGGATCGGTATTTGCACTACCATTAGTATTAAAACCAGCAGTAGACCTATCCTGCCAGTACTTAAGAACAGAGGTAGTTTGATCATATGAAATGACTCTTCCCACAGCAGTTGATCCAACTCCTATAGTTTGAGTAACAAAATCATCGGCAGTAAAGGTAGCAGTACTAGAACCAGCACCAGTCAATCTTAATGCATAAACAGCACTTGCTTTATCTAGTTCTAAATTTTCAGTAGAACCATATGCTTCTGGATTTTGAACTATACCGATACGAGCAAATTCTTGTCCTGTAATGAAATCAGGATTTTCAGTATCGTTTTCAATTCTTGAATAAACAAGAGCATTCTTGGCTCCTAGTTCTCTATAAATGTCAGCACCATGTCCACCCTGAGGAGGAATAATGACATTAAATGCAGCAGCAGTAGTTCCTGTAGGAACTCCCCCTGATTCTAAATCCAATGTCCCAAAACTATAACCAGAACCACCTTTAGAAACAGTTACTGATTCAACTTTTGAAGAACTATTGATTACCACAGTTGCTTCTGCCCCCGCCCCATCACCATTAATAGGAACTTGAGTGTAGGTTTGATTAGCAGTACCTAATCCAACTCCTCTATTAGTAACAGTAACAATCTTAAGTTGTCCACTCGTTGATGCATTATCTCTAACTGCAGCATCAGTACTATTAGTAGACCAATCT